GAAGTTTTACAGGGTCTTACTGAATAGGTAGTATCATTTTTACCTGACCCAGATCTTTGGATTTTTATATCGTATCCCTTTATAGGGTCAGTCATATCTCCATAGTCATCCTCATCTAAATAGAGATCGATTATATCTTGATAAACTCCTGAAGCTATCAGAACAGCTTTATCCTCTCCATTATAATCCGGTTTAAGACCTTTTTCATCCTCATATATTATACCTCCTATTACGTATTTTCTACGAGGAATAAGTTTCTTTGCCAGTTCCTTATCCGATTCATCCTTTGAATTTTTAAGTTCCTGGTATTTCTCCATCCAAGGACAGGGTTCATCAAAAGTAGCTGGAGATATAATGCCACCTATTTTAGGATTGGGATAGAACTGTATAAGCTCCATACCTAATTCCTTATCATCACCGGGGGATTTCATTCTTATACGAGTAATACCCTCTTTAGGAAATACAAATCCACCTCCACCTTTTTCTTGGAGTTTCTTTTTTCTTGCCAACATCTTGTCCCTTGTGGACATACCAGATGTGGATAATTTCTTTACTTTTTTCATATTATTTCGGATTTACTTCAACGTATGCAATTTCTGAAAGTGATAGGATTGTGAATTTGGTATCCTCAAGTTCCTTTTGTAATTCTTGAGGGAATTCATCAGCATCAAACTGAATCTCTTTACCAGAATACAATCCGTAGGTAATAATATTACCAATATTAAATAGATACTCCTGTCTTTGATAAGCTTCGGATATACTACCGTGTTGGACTATTACACCCTTTTTAGGTCTAGATTCATCCATAGTTCCTGGGAGTATAATATTCCCCACCTTAGTTTCCCCAATAGGAGTTGCAACTACTACTTTATCCTCAGCAGGTATACCTTTTGAGCTAAGAATTTTGTTAATCAATTCAGCTACAGCTGAAGAGATGTAATCAAGTTTTATACGTTCCATAAATATGTGATTTTGATTAAAATGATAACTATCCATTAAGTTTTCTTTGGTTAGCATTTAGGGTTCTTAATACATCTATACGATTCTCGTAGGCTCTACAGAAAGAGATTAAATTACTTGCAGCTTCACAAGCTTTAATATGTTTTTCTGAGAGAGATTTATATTTCGAATTAGTATTTGCCTTATTCGAAACATAATCATTATTCCACCTTTCATTGGTATCTTTATAGAATAACCAAGCTTTGGAATAAGCCTCTTCTTTCTCCCTTGCAAGTAAATCTCTTTTCTTTATAAGATAATCTCTAGCACGACATAATATAGTATAATTGAACAAAGATTTTTTGAGTTCTTCATCTAGATTGTCTTCATCTATATCCATCTCCTTTTTGGGATCGATGTAATAATATTGCCCATCAATCTTTACCTTTAAAGGTGTCAAGGGCACTGAATTTAGGCTTGAACAGTTTTTCTTTATCATATGTTACCTTCCCTTCCCTAATATATTCTTCTAATTTACCAAAAGCATATATCCACTGAGTGTGCATTTCGGGAGCATGTATATGTTGCTTAAACTGATCCAGGTATTTGTATATTCCATAGAATCTCAATTTAGCTTCTATATCTTCATCTCCCCCAATTTCTAGTATCTTCAAGAATAACGCATAGAATATATCCACCCAGTTTTCATGGATATAACTAGCATTCTCTCCATCCTTTTCATTGGGTATCTCCTTATATAATTGCTCGGCATGATAAATGGCTCTTTTTGATGCCTTCAGTATTTCAGTTATATGCCATTGATCATGAGGGTTAAGTTTTACCTCCATCATCCTGAAAGCATTATCGAGGTATTCATAATCCTTTTGTAATACTCCCGAAAGAATATAAACTAAATGTAATCTCCAGTTAGCCTCCTTGTAATATTTGTTTTCTTTAAGTTGGCTAAGTAATAATTGCCTTTGACGATCCATAATTTAATCCTCCCACTCTACTCTAATTGTTTTTATATAATCAGTAATTCCTTTGTGACCCTCTTCTGCACTTTCAGGAGTATCATGTATTTGATTTTTATACACATTCACCCATCCCTCTTTCTTTTCGGGGAGCATCATAAGGTCATTATTATCAATTTTGCCTAAGGTGTGTAACCCATCTTTAGTATAGCTACACACTGTTTCATTATAAGAACCTTCGTTAATTAATGCCACAATAGAGTAATCTTGGCCTTCATAGATATGTTTCCTATCGAAGCAAATAATCCTTGCTTTTCTTCCGTCCCTTGTGCAGACTGGTTTACCTTCTCTTGCCTTCTGAATATCGAAAGGCTTTAGGTTTAATTTCTTTTCTTCCATATCCTTTTGTTTGATTTCTATTTCAACTATATCAAATCTTACCAAAGTGATTCCTTCAGTGTGTGAGGGTAACTTTTCAATATTCAGGGGTAATTTATAAAGTTGATAAGTTCTATCATTATTTATATAATGCTCTCCAACCTTTTCAAGTTTCTTGAAGATGACATGTTTGTTGTCTGTTCTTCTTATTTTAGAACATTGCCCAACTACTTTATCAGCTAAGTCGCTTTTAGTACCACTTCCACATTCGGTAGTAAAAAGTGAACATTCACCACAACTATCATTTTCTATACACTGATACCACTCACCGTCTAACTCGAATATTTCTCCTATCTTGCGTTCCATAATTTAGTCCTCCCATTTTACTCTAGTATAACCTAATTCTTTACGATCTTTACACATATCCTTAGCAGTATCTTCGGATTTAACTATAGCAACTATATCATCTATCCTATTGTGAGGTTTACTATCGTACATTGAAGAATAATATCCAACATCCTGACTTTCAACAAATACGATAAATCTATAGTTTTCGTTTTCTGAATTGTTGTTCATATTTATCCATCTCCTTTCCAAATAACTTTTTATAATCCTTTATGGGGATATGTTTAAACTTTTTGTACTCCTCCATGTATTCTTCTACTGAAAAATCTGGTTGAAGCATTTTGTTGTAGTCATAACCAGGAATAAAGGGCAATTCTTCTGCCATGGTTCTTCCAACAGAATAATCCATATCCATTTCCACATCATCTATTTGGAACCCAAAATAAGGTTTTGTTTGAGGATTTTTAAATATGTTCCACATTTTATATATGGTCCATATATTTATATCTTCGGGTTTAGCATTGAAGTAGACCGCATCATGAACGGTTGCTACCTCTTCCATCATTGGAAGTTTACCTTGTTTCATACCCCAATATATAAGAATACTACCAAATAGAGTCATATCTGATGCTGCAGATTGACAAGGGAAATTTACAGATAATCTTTCAGCATAAGCAACTTCTCCCATATCTTCGGAATATACCTGAGGTAATCTTCTCTTCCTTCCAAACAAAGATTTAATATAACCATCCCTATGAAGTATTCTTGACTGATGTTTCATATATTTTTTTATTTTGGGATGTTCCTCAAAGAATTCATCCAACTGTTGTTGTGCTTCGGAGGGAGTAACTATCAATCCTGCCTTAGGATCAGATAATTTTTGGGATAAAAGTTTTGCCTGAATTCCATATATGATTCCGAATGCAATTTGTTTAGCTTGCTTTCTTCTAGTTTTCCAAAGCTTATAATCAGGATGATTTTCATCATCATATATTTTAAAAGCTTCATCATAGGGAACTCCATATTTTTTAGCTGCAATAGCTAAGTGAGGATCCTGACCATTTGCAAAAGCATGAAGGTAAGTTTCATCTCCCGATAGATGAGCCATTATTCTTAATTCTGCCTGAGAAAAATCGGATTCAAAATATAAAGTTCCTGGTTTAGCCACTAATTGCTTTTTAATATTTGGATCCACTGAAGTTTTAGGTATTTGTTGCATATTAGGTTCTTGCGAATTATGATTTAATATACCATTAGCAACAAACTGATGACAATCTTTTACAGATAAGTCATATACATCCTGTATACCAATAGGACGAATACTTTTTATAGATACTTCCTTAAACATTTTATTATGTCTTTAGGTTTAACAAATCGAGATAAGCGTTCCTTAATTAAATCTATTCGGATTATTTTATATCCCATAGATATCAATTGGGAATCTCTTTCCCGGTCTTTATCTAGATTATGAAGGTGACCATCTAATTCCAAGATAGTTTTATTAGAAGGTATAAGAAAATCCACATGGATGTTAAGATCCTTAAAGAAATGCTGAGGTATAACATCAGGATACTTCTTAATCAGTTGATTATAAAAATGATATTCTATGAGATTAGTGGGCATATTAAAGTCATATTCTCGGTAATATTTTTTAAGTTTCCTAATAATATACTTCAGTTGAAAGTTTAAACCAATTAACTTGCATATAGCCTGATGTATGTCTTTAAGATCTCCTTTTAAGAATTCTTTATCTATACCCATAACTATCATCATCTTAACCATAAGTTTTATTTCGGATTTACTTAAGCTATGATTACTAAAATCCTCAATAAAGGTATTATGATTAGGTAACCGAAAGTTATAGAATTGTTGTATATAAGACAACTCCCATGAAGTAAGGTTTAATTTTTCTTTCAATTCCTTCTTGTTATGTACAGATCCTATAGCATTCTCCAATTCAGTTAAAGGTATAAGCTTACTAGGCCTATACCAATTAAGCTTATTAGAATTATTATCTCCTTTCTGTTTTTCAGCAATCTTTTCTCTATGGGATCTATCTATTTCCTCTTTAGTGAACCACTTATAAAGGGATCCCCTAACTATTCTATGACCTAATCCGAAATGATATCTAAAATCGGGAATAGTCCATTTCTCATCAAAGAAATAATGTTGAAGATCTCTTTTCTTTATATACCTTTTACCATCAATTAGTTCAAGTTCAAGCTTCCTTCTTGGTCCTTTTAAAGACCTGATTTCGGTTTCTCTATTATTCCTCATACTTTAATAATTTGGGTTTATTATTTATAGTACTTCGGTATTTATTGAGAATTGATCTTAAACTTAAATCCCCTTGGTTAGTAATAAATATATGATCCAGTGTACATTGAATAGTAGTCCCATCCTCTAATTCAACCTCATACATAGGATCTCTACCCTTATATATCCAATCCTGAATATCCTTCCATCCTTCTTGGGTCATTACTTTTTTACCCTTAAAATCCTGTAAATCCCTAATAGGAATTAACCCTTCATTGGTTAATACTTTAGAACTGCCGTGGATGCAGGACATTCTACCCGAGGTTGTACCATGAATTAAATATCTACCATGTAAACAATTATCATCCTGTACTTTATCATGCCATCCCTCAATATAAGTAGTATACATCTTTTGTAATGCCCTTAATTCCAAAAGATTATCCAAGAATATTGCTTTAGGTGATTCAGGATTTTTTACCTTTAATCTCATTTCAGTTAAGGATTCCTCATCTGTTGAGGGTTTACCCTTATCAGTCATCTTAATGGGTTTAAATCCGAATCCCCTTTCACCGAACATAATTGCAGGTAAATCTACAGTACTACCTAAGTTTATGGGTCTTATAAGTTCTTGTTCCTTTTTAGTAGTAAATTCTCCTGCCTTAATCCTTGCAATCTTCTCCTCCCGGGATTTTATTTTACGAGCATCTTTGAGATCATGGGGATCCAAATCCTCTAATTCCTTTTCAATGCTAGAAATATAAGCATCTACTTTCTGTTGATTATATTCTTTAGTAAATCTTTTTACTCTTGGAAGATTATATACATTGCTCTTTGCTTGTTCTATTTTAGGTTTATACTCTTCCAATAATTTCTGGTTGAATTTTCGATCCAAATATAATCCACGTCTCTCAGCTGAAGTAAGTACTCGAGATGCAGTCATTATAAGATTACGATATAAATCATACAATCCCAAATCTATTAATTTCTTTTCGAAGAATAAAGTTAATCTCAAGGTATAATCAGTATCTTGGCATCCATATTTGCAAAGTGGTTCTAGTTCCTTTTTATCCCAAGGTATTTTATCGAAGGCATCCTGTTTCTCATAATTGCCATACTCAGGTAAGTATCTCCTTACCATAGATTTTAGATCATTGGGACGTTCCTCATTTAGGATATATTTAGCAAGCATTCCATCTATGGCAGTACCTCTATAATAGATACCGAACTTCTCCCATATCTGGTTATCGAATTTTATATTCCATCCTACTTTTATGATGTTATAATCTTCGATAAGTTCATGACCTACTTTAAGCAATGCTTTTTTCCATGGGAAGTCTTTGGGTGTCTGATGATGTTGTAACGGGATAGAGCAACCGAATCCTGGCTGAAATGATATGGATAATATGGTTGCTCTAAAATCATGGTTATACAGAGGAGTTCCTGCTGTTTCAAAATCGTAGCAGCAATACCCCATATACTTACAGGACTGGATTAAAGTGTCCAGTTCCTGTAAGTTTTTTATTATATGATATTTAGTTTCCATATCAATACTTGTCTTGTAGATCCTCCAAATTCATTGAGAGAACATGCCAATCCTTCTTATATACATGTAAAGAGTCAATGGTATGGAATAGATAACCAGGTTTAACTCCCACTTTCTCTGCAACATATTCCATTAATCTCCATGCAAGATATACATCACTACCAAAGAAGGTTGCATAATCGCATGACCTTTGGTGGTAGCATATGTTCAATTGTTTTTCTCCTTTTGGGTTTTCCCTTATAAGAAAATCATAATACATTGAACAAGGAATTCTTCTATCTCCCCAGAAATGATAAGCATCAATAGTAGTATCGTATATACTTAATACTGCTTTACGAGTATCTGGGTCATCCTTTAGGAGATCAATTATATGGTTTAAGTGGGTATCCCATTGACGATTCTCTTGTATTACTGATGGGGACTCGTAATATACCAAGTTGGACATCCTTTCATTATAGGTATAATCAAATACTCCTCGATCACTACCTCTATCAGTTAGAAATTCTTTCCAAAGGTCCTCTCTAAGTTCCCAAGCTTCTCCAGGATTTATCTTTTTAACAGAAATCCTCTCATTAAACTCGGCATCAGCCCATTCAATAGCATGGTTAAATACAAACAACCATATAGGATCACCCAAATTAGTTAGGCAATACTGTTGGCATATTATCTCCTTAGTAATAAAATCCTCATTACCTTCAATATCCTTATTTTGGTAATGCTTAGGTTTTACTATTGTACCATAGGAATTTAACTCTCTGCCCATTTCGGACATTAGTTCGAATGAATTTTGATATATCCTCATTTTTGTTTAGTATGAAAATTGAACTACTTTATACATGGTTACAGGTACATGCCTATCATAGTAATAATTATACATTTTGTAGGCTTCCCTCTCATCATCTGTGACAAATGTTTCCTGATTGTCAATCAGTACTAGATACTTTTTCATTTTTCTTCTGTTTTCTTAAGTATTTAGTACGGAACTTTTTCCTTTGTGAATAGGATATGCAATTTTCTGGATACTCTATGGGATCATCCTCTATAACCAGATTTTTAGCAAGCAAAGGTTTATATTGATAAAGATCGGGACGTACAACCTTAAAACTCCTAAAGTATACCTTGAAAGAATAAAAATCCTTCTCTGTACCTTCTTTGAATTTCTTATATACCTTTTTTACATTATCCACCCAGGGATTATCATATTTCTTAATTATCTTAGGAACTGGTTTATGAGCATCGTACATAATTAAAGTCTCGGTATTTCCATACATCTGTGTAGCGAACAGATTTAATTGTACGGATTGATTGGGACCATATACATACTCTGCCATCCTTTGTACGAGAAGAAAATCGAACATTAACCTTTTGGTTATCTCTGATGCCCTTAATACCATCGTTATTACTGGTATATCCTCCTGGAATCTCTTTGAGAAAGTTGCAGCAATCAGACATTGTTTACCATTATCATGTTTATTGTTGAATATATAGGTAACATTGTAATTCTGATTGTAACTGTTCTTCAGAGTTCTTATTCGGGATCTCATCAAATCCAACTTATTAAAGTCGATATAGTTATTTAGAAGAACACTCCATTTGGATGAAGTATAATTAAAGTGTCTTCCATAATCAAACTCTGGATCAACCCATGCCTTTCTTATGCGAATAAAAACATTATAGCATACAGCTAATCCACTGTTTGCAAGTGCTCCTTTGTTAAAGAGGAGGGGATTCATTTGAAGGAAATATTCATTCAATTTCTCCCATGCCTCTTGTGAAGTAGCAAACTCGAGAGAATGGATGTTCTCTGAAACATCCATGTTCTCTAATCCTTCCAATGGTTTATTCCAACCCCCCATAATTTAGTAATTAATATGCTGACGCAATTCGCCACATGTTAAGCTTAAATTTCTTAAAATACTCCTCATAGATTTTTCTTGGAGAGAACTTAAATTCTTTAAGGAAACCCATATACATATAAAAAGCTTTTACTAAGTATTCCTGAAATTCTATTTCTTTAGTCATCACCTGAGTATTCTTCCAAGGTCTACATTTAAGGGAATTCCTTGCCATGTTCAAATAATATATAACATTGAATATAGCTTCTTTTTCGGTTACTAAATGAGAATAAACATTCATGGCATAAAATCCAGGAATATAATTCTTATTTTTTTCCTCTATGGGTAAACAGAATAAAGTTCTCTCATCAATATCTAAATCTTGATATACTTGACCTACTCTCATTACATCATCCAAATTATGTACATTATCATGGGAGTATACTTTAGCAAATTCATAAATATCCTCAGGTTCAATGTTAGCATATAAAAAGAGAGTCATAAAAAACCCCATAGCATCTGCTTGTTCCTCACAAGCATTCTGTAAATGGTTATTCAATTCTTCTACATCCTCATCCTTGAATAGCTCATCATTCCAACCTTTATCATAGCATACATTGAAAGCTAATTGAGTAGATTCATATCCCTCCATTAACTCTTCTATTACTCGATTGATAAAGTCTTTTAGAACTACTTGATTCCTGGGAATATTTACATTTAAAGGAAACTCCTCAGGCAAATCCTCCGGACCCTCATTTATATAGGCCGCTAATTGTTCCCTGCCAAACTGAAACATTTGTTCCAAGTATTGGTCATTTTCTACCTTAGGTGCTTCCTCCTTTATATTACGTATATCCATAACCTATAAAATTAATCTGGATCACTTTTACTGGCATCATATATTATTCCAAGAGGATTTGGACTATTGGGGAAAATCTCCAGCAGTCATAGTGGATATTTTATCACTACTACCGAATCCCTTAGAACCTCGAGAAGACTTGAATGTAGCATATTGCTCATTAGAGATTGCATTAAGAGTTACATGGAATACGGGTACCAATAAGAATTGCAATACCTTAGTACCTGCCTGAATAGAGGTTTCCTCATTTCCAGTATTAATTATTCCCAGATGTACCTCTCCAGTATAATCCGCATCTACTACTTGAGCAGAGAATATCAATCCTTTCTTAGAGGATACTCCAGACTTATTGTGGGCAATCAATGCAAACATCTTGGGCATCCTAACTTTTATACCTGATGGGATCAATACTCTTCCGTGAGGTGCTAATATTATTTTATCTACTTCTTTGAAAAGATTTAATTTGAACTTTACACCGTTGTAATTGGTAAAGTCCTCCTCTTTGAGATTATTGGGCATATAAAAATCAAGCCCAGCCGAATCATAAGATGTGCTGGGATCCTTGACTTCCCTTACCTTAGTAAAGTATATTGAGGCTTTGTTTATTGGATCAGTATTCCAATCATTTTCCATTATCACTTTGTTTTCCATATAGTTCTCGGTATATCTTACGAATATCCTTAGTGGGAGCTTCGTACTTAGTTGAACATTTATTTACAATCTCTCTTCTAGTCATACCTTTTCTCTTCAATGAACGTATATATTTCTTTACTGCTTGAATATCCAGAAGAGTATCAAGATCTTTATAATGATTCTTATCTTCCAGTTCTTTGCGAGTAATTCTTAGATTCTGAGACATTTTCAATGCACATAGTTCAGAATCTCCACATAATTTACATTCCTTAGTTGAGAGATCATAGGATTTACCAAAGCAAGGATCTCCATTAGAACCCAATGACTCCAAATTAATTGGAGTCAAAGGGTCTTGCTTTGTTAGATCAGGTAGGTTTTTCTTTTTAGAGGATTTCATATATCAAATCTCCTTCTTCTACCAGTGATTCTGATACATTTACAATGTATACCTGGTTTTGAGTAAGAGCATTAAGAAGACCCGCTTTCAATCCTCTTATTGCATTAGTCTTACCCATAAACTTAAGTTTAATTGCATCGGTTACCACTACCAAACTAAAAGTAGGATCTGATCCCTTAGATTCAGTTTTCATCTCTCCAATAAACTTAATCATAGGAGTAATAATCACTGAAGTACCCAAGTTAATCTGAATCTTAGATTCTTCTTTCTGAGGAGCCTGCTCCTGTTCCTTGTCTGCATCCTGCAGTTCCGGATTTAATACATGTTCTTCTGCCATTGTTTTTTAAGTTTTAATTGGTTAATATTACGACTTTAAGATTGTTAGAAGCATTTAATAATAGGTCCTATTTGCTATTCTTAGTAGAGGATTTGATTACAAAGTCTTCTACCTGATGAAAATTAATGAACCTTATAAAGTCTATCAGTAGGTTATCTACTGTAAAGAAAGTATGACTGTCTCCCATTTCCCTATCCAATTCCTGATAGAAGTCATTAGCTTTCGCCATTACTAACTTCTCAATCGATTTATAATAGGTAAATCCCAGTCTGAGTATACCCGATTCCATATAAATATCGATCCATACCAATTGATCATTATGTTCAGGCTCCTGGATATGCAATATGTTATTCTTATTGATTATCATTTGAGTTTATATTCAGTATAAGCAATTTTATAATTCTGATCCCTATCAGAGATGATTACTTTATCAAAGATAAAACCATCATTTTCCGTATCAAGTAATTCTCCATCATTATCAAAGTCTAATGAGATCAAAGTATTGCCTTGATCTACATTAGCATAAATCCTTGAAAGGAGAGTACGGATCTTATCAAGATAAGATTCATTATAAGTATTCTTACTAAATACATAGGAATAATTTCCAAATCTACTTTCAAAAACAAGTTTTAAGGATATACTCGGGTAAGCACCGTTTCTTTTAGAAGAGATTATACCTTCTTTGAAATGTTTGAGATTGAATACAAATAAGTTAATCATTGTGTTTAAAGTTTTAGGTTATTACATATGTTTATTGATTTTTAGTAGAATCCTTTTCTGGGATTTTGTTGGTAGTAGGCCTAATATCATTCCTCGGTTCCCTCGGAATGATATTGCACACATACATAGTATTTTGGATTATCATAGTTGGAGGGTAGTATTACCTATGAAACTTGGACAGATCAATAACCTTTAGATTTTGCTGTAAATAATACCGTTTCCTATGTTTCCCATGTCTATCCAAATAATCTCCAGGATAGTGAATATCATCAAGGTAAACTTTATTCTTTCCTTCACAAGTTCGAACTAATCGACCCAGGAATTGGATTGATTTTTCCTGGGAATCCATTGAGGCAGCATTAATCATACATCTCAATTTGGGGAAGTTTTTACCTCGAGCAATAATGGTAGTGGATATTAGGATATCAATATTACCTTCTCTAAAATCGGATAGGATTTTATTTCTCTGTTTAGTTGGAGTATCTACATGAACACAAGCTAATCGTAATCCTTTTAATCTAGAATCATTAGCAAATACTCTATAAAGATTTTCTGCATGATTTATTATCTTGCATACTACGAGCATTGGAATCCTGCCATACTTTAAATTAAACAATATTCTATCTAATACTACTTTCCAGGCATGGGAATTATTAGTTATCATATCGTTATAAATCTCCAAATAGGTATTATAAGGTGATTCGTAATTCCCATAATAGGATTTAGTAGGTATTATTTTTACTATGGTATCAGTAGAGTATCCTTTTTTAATGGATTGTTTTAAAGTGAATTTTGCCAAGGTAGGACCAAAGAAGGATTCGAGATTCATATTCTTAAGCCTATCCTTAGCAAGATTACTCATATAAATGGTTCCTGATAATCCCAGTCTTACTCGGGTATTATACAAGTGAGTTAAAACAGTTTGATATTGTTTACTACCCGCTAAATCTGCTTCATCCACTAGTACCATATCCACAGTTGCCATTTCCGATTGATAAGTCTTAACATTCCTGGAAATGGATTGTACCATACCAATCGAAAAATTAGCCCAATGATTTACCTTAGATCCCTGTATAAAAGTAATTTCCTCATCAGGGAGATAATCCTTGAACTCCTTCTTAGCTTGGTTTAACCAATCTGCATCATTGGTTATAAGCAAAGTCTTTAATTTTCTCTGGAAGGATAAGTAAAGAGCTGACATGATCAGTGACTTTCCCGCATTAACCGTGTAGTCAATCACTCCAATATGATAAGGTATACCTTCTACCTTAGAATGGAGAACGGCATTAACTGCCTTAATCTGTTCCGGTCTCAATTTAAAATCCCCAATCTGAGTAATAGGTTTTGCAATAATAGGAACTGGTTTTCGAAAATCAATTACCTCAAAATCCTCATATCCATAATCCCTTAATAAATTACAAACTCGGGGAAGCAATCCTATTTTAAATTGTCCTCGAGCAGTAATAAATTTCACATAACCATCCCAGTTCCTTAAATTCCTCATGCGAGTAGTAAGGTAAAATGCTTGGGGATGTCGGATTTGTAAATCCTTATACAATTGGTTGGCATACTTTAAAGGTATATCCAACTCACATTGATTACAGTTTCTAATTAAAATCTTTCCCATATTAATCGTCTTTTTGATTTATCTTATCCCAGAGAGAACCTTCCTCATCATCCTCTTGAGTAATATCCTCTCCATGTTTATATAGGTATTTATTATACCTTGATATTGCCTTTTCCGAAGTTAATTGGGATAACTCAGGTATACCATTACACCAAGCTAATCCCTCGAATTGGGCAATTATATATTCTTTGTAGTTCCACCCTTTTTTATTAAGAAAATCATACAACCTAATAAAATGAGTAAACTTCCCGGGATCTTTAATTGGTTCGTATATCCCAGTTCGGTCAGCAATTTGCCTAACATAAAAATCTTGTATTTGGGTTATTGTTTGTTTATCTTTAGGTGATAGTTCTTGGATCTCTTTAATTGCAGAGAATTCCTCGGTAATAGAATCTTGTAGTCCTATTAAACGAGTAGTTAATGCTCGGGCATCAGGCATTTTCTTTATACCAAGTTCGATGTACTTAATAAATCCCTCTCTGGTAGGTAATTCAAAATCTTGGCAAAAGGTATTACAAATCTCGGCAAGCTTTTTACAGTTAGTCCATTCCCTTAGATTGCCTTGATTTATTTTCCTTACTCCCCTATGCTTAAGTTTGATACGGGTTGCATATATAATATCGGCAACCATTTGAGCATCTCCTTTATCTGCTAGTAATATATTGTTAACTTTCTTAGTATCTAATTGATTTTTAACTAATATACTTCTAGTATTTATTGCCTTACGTTGAGCATAGGCAAAGATAGTATCAACAGGAAGATCAATCCCAAGATCCTTACAAATTTCCTGGAACTGGGATTTAGTGATGTGGATTGAGGGATCTCTTTTATTTATCTTTTTCATTTAGATACTGGATTAAGGATACTATAAAAGCAACTAGGATTATAAGAATTATACCAGAGGATAGGTAATTCCAGGGTTTTTGAATTAACCATACCAAAGGTACCATAATAATTAAAACTAGGATAACCCCAATAATTAATATACCTAAGTTTCGAATGAATTTAAACAATAGTTCCATATTCAAAGTGTTATTTATAATAATATATGAACTCCTCAATCGAGAGAGTTCTTCATAGTTATCAGATCTTTATACGATTGATAATGAGTATTATATACCATTCTCATTACCTTATGATAGCCCAGATCATTGACATCTTTTTCATCCTCAAATAGGATTACTTTTACCTTCTTAAATGGTACCAGTTTTAATGCTAAGTTTATCGCATATAATTTAGCATCAGAATCTAACAGGATAATAATCCTCTCTACTTGTGATTTAATAAGGAGGTTAAGTTGGAACCTGCTTATTGCTTTCCCCATAGTAGCTATACCTCTTTCTCCCATAGTTAGTGCATTTATTGCACCTTCACAAATAAATATGGTTCGATACATATCCAAAGCATCCCTATTAAATATAATAAATTCCTTCCCCAATCCAGTTATATCTTTATTGGGATTATTATATCGGGGACCATTACCCACAACTAATCGAGCATTATAATAAGTAAGCTTTCCTTGATAAGTGAAGGGAATTATAAGGTAGCCAAACATGGGGCCAGAATTACAATAACCAACTCCCATACGAGAAAGATAATCGATTGTAAAACCCCTTTTCTTAACATAATTCTGCATTATTTTACCAAGTGTACCTGTACCCACTGAGATATTAACAAATCCTTCTGGAAGGTAAATGGGTTTAGTTTCAGCTAATTCATATTTCTCCTCCTTGAAGGTAAGCTCATTAAAATCCCCCTGATTAAGAAATTGGATAAGTTCAGAATAAGTATCTATATTTTCGATATCCATTATTAATTGGGAAGGAGAAGGATGGGCATTACACCTAAAACAATTACATCTAAACATAGTAAGGTTAACACCCATCTTCTCTTTCCTTCCACAATATGGACAAATAGGAACTCTCATCCACCCGTGCTTATAGTCGAAGCACCCCAATCTCTTAACCAAATAGGTCTTAATCTGAGATTTAAAGTGATTAGTTATTTTCATACATCTCCAGTTGTTCTATTCCGTTTATTGGGATCAGCATCAGGATTAACTCTCTTAGTTTTACCTTTAAGTTTTTCATCTAACTGCTTCCCGTATACAGAATCATATGACTTTCTTTGCTCTTTGGTGAATTCGATTGCACGTTGTCTATCAACATCTACTTTAAATAATGCCCTTCCAAAAGGAAGTCCATCCCTATTAACTACTACCTCAAGCCTTTGGATATTATCCTTTTCCTCTTGAGGAGTAGCATTTAATCCCAATATACACTGAGCATTACGAACTATGGATATTGCTCCAGATATATCATTTTCTTCATATCGAGTTTCCCTATGCTTTGCCCCATCCCTTGTAATGTGGTTAGCAGTCCATATACAATCTAACTGCATATCATCCGCCAGATTCTGTATATCCACATAAATATTCGATATCCTATCAAAATCTTCCTTATCTCTATTTATTGAGGCTAATTTTGCAGCGTAATCAATCATTAATACCCGGATATCTATTCCTTGATTCCTAAGTTTAAGGATTAAATCCCTTATATAATTACAATCAGTAATCATTGCAGGAACTCTATCAACAATAAATTCTACCCCAAACCTTGCAAGTTTCCTCATGTGTTGGGATTCGAGTTTATCGTATTCTCCCGAATATAATTCAGCCTTGGTTTTATTGATAGAGGATTGGATCATTCGATCCATTATTTGGTTTTTACCATTCTCCGTATCTATATATAGGACGGATTTTTTCATCCTTAGATATCCTCTAGCAGTATTGATAAGGAAAAAGGTTTTCTTTGCCTTAGGTTTATCTAATAATACAACTACGGATCCTGAAGGGAATCCGTTGGCATTTGTAAGCTGATTTAATTGCCTAAATGGAGAAGGTATTACATCAGGTTCTGCTTGGCGTTTAAATTGCCTCTCAGTAGTATCCCTAATAAGATATATGGGTTCATCATCCTGTTTAGGTTTGGATTTTTTAAGGATATTATCTATTTTCTTAGCATACTCCTCGTACTGATCAAAGTTATTCAGATCGAAAGAATCATTTAGATTTTTCATCTGAACATAGGTGGAAAATTGATATATCTTCTCTCGAATAAAATCCGCATCTTTTAGGGGTTCATTATAGAGATTGTGAACTATCTTAAAGATATTGGGTATGTCATCCTTAGTTACCAAGTCAATATAATCCTTAGATTCTAGCAACTCTTTTATTACCTCTTTAAGAATATTCTCTGAAGGTACTCTTTTGTTCTTTTTATAATACTTAAATATGCCCTCGGCAATAAGGGCATGCTCTATAAGTACCAGGTAACTGGGTTTAATCCTATTAATCACTAAACCAGCTTCCTTACTCCGAACTAAAAACCTTAGGATTTCTAGTTGGAATTCGATACTGAATTCGAATTTAGTCTTATCTTTTGTTTTCATATTGCATAAACATAGTTTAGATGTACACTGATATAGTACTGGATGAAGTGTAGCTCAATCTAACCTCTTACCATATAGCTACCATCCACAGCTTAAATATATAATTTTTATTAAAATATTTGCATATTACATATATTATAATTATATTTGCATTAACACTTTAAATAATTATAATTATGCAAACTAATTACAATGGCTCCGAGATCCATAGGTTAAAACCTATGAAGGAATATGACCAAGCCGTATTCCAACGGATGTATAAAATCTGTAAGCCAGTTATTCGAAACCTTGTTAGGCAGATTGATGCCAAGAGATTTGATCTCACTCCAGACATTATACAGTCCTATTTTTGGGATAAAATGTTATTTGTATTTAATAAGTATTATGGGACCGATACTGAGGAACATTTAAAAGCCCAGATCCTTGCATCCCTTAGTACTTATAAAAGTAAATTACTTCGATATGCTTATACCGAACGAGCATCCTATTATCAAAATCAATGCCGATTAGAAGATCTGTTTGATGATAGCAAGGAACTAGAGGATGATACTGAAGAAGTTACGGCTCACAATGAAATGTGGAAGATGCTAAATGATTATATGATGGAGCATCTTAATACAGATGCCAAATTAGTTTGGGAAGTAATGGTTACTCCTCCCCCTTTTATAAAAGAGCAGATTAAGGATGGGTCTAGAGTAACCAATCTAATTTTGGTAGATTTCTTTAATATGCCTAAAACCAGGAATTCTATTCGATATTTTACCGAATTAAAGGAGGATATAGAATTTTGGTTAGACAAAGCTAAAAAGGAATTACATTACTAACACACAATAAGAGGATCCTAAGAGTATTAGGATCCTCTCTTACTTTAATCCTTAATAATATATATTAAAGCAATCATGGGGAAAGCTTTATTAAGGGTTATCTCTTTATTATTCTGGTTTTGAGAAGGAGCATATCCCTGATCCCCATCTACGGTTAAATTAGGTCCAGAAACTATAGCACCATTGGAAATACCCACCACATCTTTAAAACTCATGGTATCAGAATCTAAACCAGTAGTAAACCTAGACCAGCTAGCAGCTACTGGATCATTACTAGATTCATTCTTATTATTTATACCTGCCAAAGCAATAGCATGATGATGAGCGGGTAAATCCGTACCCTTTATAATAGTTTTCCAATCACTATCAGCATTATCCAAGTATTTACCTTCTACCTGGTTAATAACCGTAGAACCCGTTCCCAAAGATAATTCAGTACCAGAACTAAATCCAATAACTACTCTACCAACAGCTTTATCATATACAGACCACCCAGAAGGTATATCATTAGGACTAGACCATAAACAGATTATACCTGAGGGTATGGCTTGATTTAATTGAGAATTATTTTCATTCCGAAGTTCTTCGAATTTCTTGTCAATATAATCTTTTATATTGAGGTTCTTCTGAGAATCATCCTCGGCATTAGGGAAAGTATAAGGGAATCCCTCCATCAAATTCTGTACATAATTAAAGCTCTTCGCTATAGAATTTAATATGGTAATATTGAAGGATAAATCATAAGGCCATCTACCTCCATAAGGAACTATGGAAAATTGTTCTTGCCTACTTAAGGGTTCTCCAGTTTCTGGATCCATATCAGTATAACCTCCTCTACCATATATTCCCACTAAAGTAACATCTGGATCAAATATATCAAATTCAGATACCCCACTATTTGCCATAAGAGAATTTACGTATCTAAGTAGATCATAGTAGGATAACTTAATACCAAAGGTATTATTTTGAGATAAGGGGTTATCTAATCCAAAATTAGGTACAACATTAGGTCGGTTATAATAAATATCCATTGAAGCTCTGAATAACTGATAGAAGGTGTTCATATCAGTATATCCAGTATCGGTACCACGAGAATCTATATTGCTGATAGTACCTGCGGTAGTAAGTGCATAAGCTTCATATGTTACTTCATTTACTATGGCCTCTGGTATATATTTATGCCTTGCTAATACTACTACTTCAGCGGGAGCATTAGAGGAACTAAAGGTTTGGGCATTAAGAATAGGAACTTCTATGTATTCCTTAGTATCATCTAATACTATAAAACCATCTCTAGTAATTAATCCAAATCTAGTTGGATTACCAGGAGTTTCCTTGAAAGTACCTTGGGCATTTATTACACTACCTCCCATGAGGATATTATGGTGATTCACGATATCCCTCATTAAAGGATTTATATAACTATGGGGAGAATTTCTATATCCATCCGTTTTTAGATTCTGAGTATTAGAATCTAAAGTACCTCCAAGACCTTCTCCTGCTCCATAGTACTGAGGGTATAGTCTGATAACCCATTTACTATCATGGTGTGTAATACCGGATCCATATCCTAAAAATGGTCCAATACCCTTTGGAATACTTATGGCCCTAGACAATTCAGCCGATCTTATGGCTGATTGATAATTGAAAAATGTTTGGCTCATTTCTTTATATTGTTTATGTTATGGAATATCTCTAGTTCTATATTATCATAGATCATCTTAATATTGGTATAAGTCCTATCAGGATTTACTTTAAGGTATATTTCTGCATATATAGCTTCAGATACTCGATCTATCCAAATATCCCTATCCATATAATGTGATAGGGGTTTCCCTTTAAAAGTAAAATAATTGGCCTTAGTATACACATCTTCAAATATATTAGAAATAAGTACCTTGACCTTTTTCTTAGTAGCTTCTTTATCCTGAATATTATTTTCATCTATTACCCGAGGAACTAAATCCTTACTCTTCAAGAAAGCAGTATCTAAAAGAGATTCACAGATGGTTTTAGTTCTAAGTATAGTTTCTGAAACTAAACCCTCGGCTATATCCACTAAGACTTCACCATTACGATTAGAGACTTCATACAATTTAGTTAATTGTACAGAATAATTACTCATAATTTGTTCTATGATGGATTTAAACCATTTAAAACAAGTGATCATAAGTGCTGCAGATAAAACCACGAATAGGCTGCAGATTACTACTGCAATGCCGTATTCGTGAATGTTTTGGGCTACCTCCAGAGTAGACTCAGCTAAGGAGGCTTGAAGAATTAAAGAGTTCATTATGAATTACTTAACCAAAGATTAAATTCTATGTGAAGAGTTTCTCCTGATACTATATCCTCGGGATGTAAGGGGAACTTATTATCCCTATTATTGAAAGCGGATAGAGAAGTATTACTTCCAGTATTTATACCCTCACTTAACCGTAGAGTATCTATACGATCTCCGGCTAAATTCTCTATATAAGCTTCTACTCCAGTTCCCTGATAAGAGCCCTTAGCTATCAATCCAGGATTTACGCATATATTGGGGTCATTAGATCGCATATAAATACACATATCGGAAGATTCAGGTATATCCCAATTTACATTATAAGCTTGAGTTACCCTGCCTTCATTTATAGTATCCTGTTTGGTTTCTATAAATTTTCCTATAGCCCCCGAATTTAAACCCTCTAGAGTTAATGCCCAAGTGGGTCCTATTTTATAGGCGATCTCAGTAAACTGGTCATTGAGTAGAGATCTATCGAAAGCATAGTTTACTTCTACCTTAGTAATATGATGGATTACTTGAGATCCTCGTTTATCCACTCTACAGGATAAGACCTTATTGGGATTATTTTTTGGGTATAAATCGAAACTAATATAAGGAGGTAAAGATTCCTCAGGAGATCCAACTTTAACTATACAAACTAATATACCATTAGTAGGAGTAGTAATAGTATCTTTTTCATGAAATACTCTAGTACCATCAGAAGTTTGAAATAGTACTTTTTGATCATTTGGGTATATATTAGATATAACAATCTCCCCATTAGGTACAATTTCCTTACTATAGGATCCACCATCTCTGAATAAAGCTAATCCGAATACACCTGTATAGTAACTGCTACCTTCAGCATAACCTTCACTCCATGCCCATTGACCTAATAACCATTGTAGGGGTTCTTCATTTATACAAGTACCCACTACTAAGTAATCATCCGGATTAGGTTTAGGTTCTCCCTGAGCATTTAGAGTATTAGACCTTATATTACTCCATTCCCAATATATAGAAGAAGGACTTTCTTTGAGATTAAAATATAGAGTACCATACTCAGGATCCTCCGAAGATCTGATAGTAAAATTATCGTAGGTTCCCTCACTGGGTACTGAATTTCCATAGGGTATTTCTTTTTCCTTTATGTAAAGTATACCTTTATCACTACCCAGACTATCCCATTCGTTATAAGTCATATAAGTCCCATCCGACTTTTTAATTCTGAACTTACAAGACCATCTACCAGGTATGTAGTTATTACCACTCTCTTCCTGGATATTACTTATCTCTATACTAGAGGGTACTACGGGATCAATACGGGTATATACCCATTCATCATAAGATCCTTTATCTATACCTATAAGTATGGTTCCATCATCGTTCCAAGTAATATCATTAATGAAAGTGATAGTCCAATAATCCGTATTTCTTTCTAAACGAAATCCTGAAGATGATAAGGGCTCATTATTAATCGAAACCACTAAGAATGAGAGTAAATAATCGGAAGTAACTTGAGGGTCATTAGAGATATTCTTACCGGTATCATCCAGAATTTGGATGCTTAAAGAGTGAGGACCAATATATGGAGCTTCAGCGGATATACCAGGCTCAAGTATATTTATACCTTTAATATTGGGAGATACATCGGTTACTTCAAAAACCCCTTTTATGGAATTTTTATATACATAACTAAAGGTATAAGTTCCTATAGAATCTGTTTCAAACTTACATGGAGAGTCATAAGTCTCTTCTCTAGAAACATCTCCACCTCCAGCTACAGATTCCACCCAAGTACATTTAATTAGGTTACTTCCAGTTAATTCCTTACCATCATTACCAATCAATACTACTCTGGTAGAAGCAGTTTTCTTAGTAGTATTAATATAATCCTGAGTAGGATTTACTTGGATACCCGTTATAAAATCTGATTGATGTTTAAAAGAAAATACGCAGAAGTTAACTCCTTCCTTCCAATCATCTTTAGCTAAAGCCCAATCACTAGTAGTATAGTTCCCATCTTGATTCTGGAAATTACCTACCCAAGCAAATACAAAATCCCCCGTCTCATTAAATGTATATCCAGAGGCCAAACTTTCAGCTTCAAATATTCCTATGAGTTTTTCTACAGAAGTTACTACATAATCTCCAGAAGATGTCCTACTACTCTCCTTTACTTTGAATATGGCTATCTGATGATTTGCTCTGGGATTGTCAGGATTTAAGGTAAGGGTAACTCTATCTACCTTAGCTGTTTCATATAATTCATTATCAGAAATTATTTTCTGAGTGGGGGAACATAACATAGAAGGTGTTACCTCATAGTCTTTTACCATTATTATCATGGGTTTATAACTTTCTGAAGTATCTTCTGGATCGGCTTTCCATATACCCTCTGGATCCCCAAAAGTATATTTACCAGGTTTATCCAAGGAAATTATCTCAGAAGTATCTTCGATTACCTCATCCACAAACCCATGATCCTCCGAATACTCGGGTTCAAAAGAATAAGTAATACTATTTAAACCATCTATAGTAAACCTACATATACTATTTTCGCTCTTCTTAGAGTATATGGCTTGACCTAAACAAGGCTTATAGCTCCCATCGGGATTTTCATTAGGATAATAATTGTCCCATATGATCCCCATAGATTCATTATCGAAAACTTTCCAATTAGTATCTTCAGGATTCTGAGGAACTATAGAGATATAGTCTACAGCAGGGGGTACTATGTATGAATAGGATACTCTACAAGTTACTTCATTACTAGACCCAGGAGATACTCCTCCAACTAAAGGGAAAGAATACTGGAATGTTAAAGCTCCGGTACAAGGTAATCCCTCATGGGAATCATCTAAAGTAACGTAAGGTATTTCCAATTCCATATAAGCTTTAGTATCACTTATACGAATTACCCTATCCCTGAATTCATAAGTATCCTCTGAGATTTTATTAGAAGCATATTTAGTAAACCACTTATCTACAGTACCTAAATCTTCTTGGACTTTAACCCTTACAATACCATTAGAATCGGGATTACTTCCGAAAGTAAAATTGGAATTACCATAAAGAGATAAATCAATCCTAACTGTACGAGATTGAGGATTACCTTGAGTATCATTTAGATTTAATACCGAAGGGTTTATAGAGGTAATTCTTACCAAAGTATATAGCCCAGTATCTTTATTCAGTATAAATACTCCAGTATATTTGCTTTCTAGTTGCAAATCTTTAGGATTAAGTGTACATATAAATTTATATGTACCAAAATACTTCATATCTACCAAAGGTTGGTATTTAAGACCCCCTTCAGGGTATTTGTAGTATTTATTAGAAGTAATATCATATAAAGGAGTTCTATCATTTAATACCAACTCCATGGCCAAATTATAATCCTCCGTACCAGGATTTACTCCTTCGGGTTCTACGGTTATAGTTACTTCCCGGGCATCTTCCAGATTAGCTATGGTTTGACTAGAGGGATTACACCGAACTAAATATCTAAATGTATCACTAATAACTCTAACATACCCATTATATAAAGGAGCTTCCTGTATAGCAATATTATAATAACCTGATCTAAGATTGGTTATTTCTATATAACCGTCATAATCTGGATGGGTACCTATAGTTAAACCAGAAGGAGAGACCACTATAGAAGCATAAGTATCTATTATCCCCGAATTGGGAGTATACTCATGTTTTATAGCTTTAACAAATAGCCTATCCTTCATATTTATCACACTAGGAGAAAAAGTTTCATTACCTTCGCTATCCTGAGATTTAATAGAAAACTCATACCTAATATTAGAATTAGGATCTACATCAATATTTACATTAGGATCCTTAGCTACCAAATAAATATAAGCTACTTGAGAACTCCTCTCGGTTCCTTGTAGATATGCCTTTAATGATTGTAAATTAAGTATTTGATGTCTACCATTGAGATCCGATTTAGTAAGAAAATTAACTACTCCATAGCTTTTATTAAGTCGAGGAGATAACTGGGATAAGTCTAATTTATCCCAAGAAAAATCCTGACCTTCTATGGCATAATAAACCCAAGTAGAAGTTTCTCCTTTAGGATCTTCACTAGACCATACCTCTACAAAATAAGTAAAATCCTTATCATCATAAGATACTGGAAATTTCAACTGATTATCATTACCTTGAATCTGGGAAGAGAATAAAGCTGAGTTTCCATTAAGAGTATTAGTTGCCCTTATATAATATACAATACCACCATACAAAGGGTTATTTTGGCTATCTAAAAACTTAACTATCGGATGAGCATTGAAAGGAATATATTTATTTATGAAATTAATTACGGCTTGCATGAAATTCTTACAAGCCTCAGAATTGGGTTCTCCAGTATACTTTATAGTAAAATAAACAGGTATACACTGGGAACAATAAGTGTCCCAGTCTAATTTCTGACCCTTGTCAAATAATAAATATTCTCCATCTTTACCATCATCCATTATGGTTTCTCTAATAGTATGATCCTCTAATGTATCGTTACCTTGATAATCTGGGTCCAAAGGAGTTACTATGGATGTACACTCTATACCATAGAATCTAAACAAAGTTTCGAAAAATACTTTAGATCCTCTGCATTTAATCAAAGATATAGCATATTTAAGAATCCTTCTTTTATCCTCTAAAGTTAGATTAGGTAAAGGGTTATTCCTATTGGTAGGGATCCAATTCGATTTCTTTTGATTATATTGGTCCTTACTATCGAATCCATTATAATACTGAGCCCATTTAGTAAAATCTATAAATTCTCCTTCTGCAAAAGGTATACATCCGAACCATTCCCAAAAATACTGTAGGAAATGTTCTGGGCATTGCTCTACATCCAAATTATCTAGTAAGGATTCAGTATCCAGGGTTACTTGATCATCAAAATAACTTCCACAGATTTCTAAGAAACGTTCTAATATACCCTTACCATTGCTATCTTTATAGGTATCTGCTTCTTTAAAATAATAAGGAAGTAGATCTATTAGTCTCTTTAAATCCATCATAGGGTTTCAGTTATATTTAAAGTTATTAAATCCTCATCTATTATGGGTAAGTTAAACCCAGGGTCTTGATTAGTGGCATTACCTAAAGTTATATACATAGAATACCTACTACCAGCATCTATATTATCATTAGGATCTAAACTAAGATCAAAAGAATTCCCATTAAAAGTATCATTTACTACTATCTGGAAATTATCGGTTTGAATACTTTCAAATCCTCCCTTTTTAGCATATACATTCCATCCATCCGTAGTTTTTACAAAGATGTACTCTTGGGGAATATTACATTGGGTTAAACCATAATTTATAATGGTTAAACTTTTGCCTCCATTAAGTATCTTTGGCCAAGGTACTAAGTAAAATTGGGTAATATCAAGGTAATCTACTGACTCCAATCCATCTATCAGTGCATAGATATCAGATAATCTTATGGCCTCGTTTATTTTAGTATTTCCTGCAGAGTATCGATTATTTAAAGTTTCTATTACCTGATCATGGATGTAATCCCTTTTAAAGGATTTTTTACCTACAATGTCCATAGCTAAGGTAATAGGTGTTATACCTACTGGCTTCACATCTAACCAAGTAGTTAAGGGACAATGTTGATTTATATACTGCTTTACCTCTTCACATAAATCTTTAGGAGCAACTTCCCCTTCTGGAGTAGCAATATAAATATTAAGTTTTCTACCACATTCGTATTCTACAGCAGCTTGACCAACTCCTGGACGTGTTAAAGCTAAATCCCTAAAATCTTCCTTGGAGATAGCTACATCCAAAGTTTTTATACTATTAGTAATACGAGTTTTAAGGGTATCAAAATCCTCATAATCTGACCCAGAAGTGGATGGTTGTGTATTATTTACTCGTATATCAGAACTATTAGGCCAAATGCCCTGGATTCCGTTTTTACTAATAGCTCCACTTGCTCCTTTAGTTACATAGAAATTTAAAGTAATAGGGTTACCTCCAGAAGAAGGTTTATACCCATTTACTCCATCTCCAAATACAATAATAAGTTTATTACTGTTAGAAGCATTAGATATTTCTACAATAAAATGTTTATCCTCAGGAGAAGATTTAGCAAAAGTTTCTACCAATCCATATTCCTCATCCCCGATCCTCAATTGCATTGTACCTTCTTCATATAACTCCCCATTAGGTACTGTATCTACTACTATATATCTACCATCTATTAAGTTATCTGTAGAATAAGAGGTATCCACTATAGATCGATGTTGAATAAGTGTTATACTTTTTTGGGAAGAATTCTGAGGCCAAAAATAATCCCGAGAAGGTTGCCAATTATTGCCATTAGAATCTTTTATATTTTCACTAGAATTAATATTGATACCTACTCCGGTATTCTGGCGTGAGAGTCTAATAGTTACTCTTGGAGCAAAAGCCCCTTTTAGGTGATAATCTACCAATTTAGCATGCTTAAGCAGAGATTCATATTTCCTTGCTGAAGGTAAGAAAGTTTCCCTTGCAACATTATCAATATAAAAATGTAATACCTCAGCTATTGCTGAAAACATGGAAATGATTAATACCAGGATATTACCTTCGGATTTATCAGTTATTAGAGGTTTACCTTCACCATCGGTTATAGTATCCAAAGTATTAAGTAATTTTCCCTTGATAGCATCAAAGGATCTTCGGTAGGGTTCCAACCATTTATTTAAAGATGCCATAGTTTTAGATGTCTTTAGTTAAGTCCTTAAATTCTATTTGAATTGAGTCGTAGTTAGTATCAAGCTTATAAGTTATTTCAAGATAGATCTTGGAACCAACCATATAACCTTTTACCTTAGAGAATGTTATTCGAGGTTCATATAACTCTATAGAATCCCGAATAAACTGATTTACCAGATATAACAACAAGGGTACTGCAGGCTCTTCTAGGCATTCCCAAATCCTTGTACCATAATATTCCTGACGGAATCTTTGTCCTATTTGATATTCTACCAGAGTTTTGAGATTATGCTTAATAAGATTGGGATCCCCCATTACAGGATACCAACCTATTTTCCCCTGACTGTTTTCTGATAGGATTATGGGGAATAAAGCTCCCCTTCCTATTATTAAGTCGTTTCTTGAGTAAGTCATTATTGTAAGATTTTAGTGTTTTCATAATCATCCTTATTAAATTGGGTTATTGGTTGAGAACATGGAGAAGTAGTTATCGAAGTAATACCTCCCCCAGGTTGAACTCCTGGGTGTGTATGGGAATTGAATAATATTCTAAGTCTCTCAACTTCTTGTACCAATTTATTAAGCTTTTCGGTTAATTCCTTAATTTTAACCATACCAGCATTAGAACCTTGGTTAAAAATAATGGTACCATCACTTCGGATGTTAATATCTCCATGAGTATATACATGAAATTCTCCAGTATAATCATTCATCCAAAAATGATTACCTCCCTGAGTAAATAATCCAAAAGCATTATTATCTCTCAATTGTGGTGGTACCTCCTCCTCGAATCTGATGAAAGATTTATGAATCCAAAAAGGGTTCATAACATTCCCCATCCTAAATATCACATATACTTCATCATCTACCATAGGAGTAGGGTACTTACAACAAAAATGATTACCTATCATATCCATACCAGGAGCAGCCCATACAACTACTCCTTGTTGAACTTCAGGAACAATCACCTCCAAACAATGCCTATTAGTGGGATCAACATTATTCTTAACTATACCCGGGTAAAAGGAATAATACCTACCCATATTCTCCAAGCCATTTTCACTTATAGCGGTTAAAGCACTTCCCATAATTACCTCCTTACCATATTTAGCGTAGTAATATATCCGGTTTGACAATTGAACTTATGTTCACATTGCTTTATATACCATTTACCACTATAATTACGACCAACATTGTAAAGCTCTATATATCTAGCAGCAACTAAGCTTGGCCTACCCACCACTTCTAGTATAGCCGTTAATTCCTTTTCTCTACCTTTCTTGAGGAAATTTTCAATAGCTTGAATCCTTCGATTCATCGCCTTATTCTGAGCTTGTAGAGTGAGTATCTGTTGAACTTGGCCTAATAGAGAATCATTAGTTATGGCTGATTCCAAGAAATAATCCGCAGTAGTAGTTCTTAGTTTACCATCATCATAAGGAACAAGGGCAGCTACATACCAACCATTTTCTCCCCATATACCTGATTTACCTTGAACTGATTCGGTTCCCATTACAAAGGTTCTTTCACCTCTTCCAGGAATATTAGCTCTACCAGAAAAAGAAGTATAGGGAACATAGCCCATACTTTCTACTTCTTTTTCCCAATCAGCAAGATTTTGAACCTTTACAAATTTAGTTCTATAGGATCCCATTTGAGCCATTTCATCATTAAACTTCATCTGTACCTGTATAGATTTAAAATCTATCTTAGGCCCATCCAGATTATCGTTAAATATCTCCATAGCAGCTTCACTGAGATTATTAGTCTTGAGTTGATCACTGGCAACCAATTCACTAGCTTTATGTAAAGAGCTTTCCCATAACTCTGTAGCTTGAGGGTAGGTTAAAGAAGAATCTGGATTTTGCTTTTTATATATACTAAATATCTCAATAAAAGCCCTGTAAGGATCCATACCAGAGACTTTTATATAAGCATTAGCATCAGCTTGGCTTCTGGTTTTAGGGCTTGATAGGGAAGCAGATTTATTGTAATTACCTGGGAATTCTGCTACCCTTTTATTAAACTCATTCTTTTCTACAGCTTTACGGTATTCTTCCCGTTGTTTTTCTAATCGCTTATTCTGAGCTTGCATAGAAGCAGCAGAAGGATTATTCTTTTCAGATATATTATTTACAGCAGTAGAAACATTAAGATGTACATTACGGGGTGTTAATTCCCCCTCTTTAACTGTGATTCTGTCATTCTTAATAATCCAGTTAGGAGTTTTTTTAGGGTCTCCACCTTTAATACGTTCCAGGATACCTTCCAAAGGATTATAAGCAGTACTTTTTACTACTCTGGCTTTTCCTTGAAATTTATCCTGTAAACTAAAGCTTGCACTTAATACTTCCCCATGTTCTTGATAGTAGGTATACTTATGGATTATGGGATCTGTCCAATTCCTATTATGTATAAAGAGTATACCATTTACTAAATCTATAAACCATGGGCCACCAGCAACGGTTTTAAAAAAATTCTTTAATTGGATAAGTATTGTATTACCAGGTAATTGCTTAGTATTCTCTAGCATTTCCCTTAAATCACTATCCAAATTATCTACCTTCTCTAATCCTCCTAAACCATTACAATATAAAGTAGTACCAGTACTACCCAACAAATCCATATTAATCCTAACCGGGGATTGGTATACGGGGTTATCAATTAACTTAGTCATCGGCAGGTTCTGAAAAATGTTTTATTACTATCGGAATATTAATACCACAGCCGTTATTCAGGAATTCTTTTAAATTACCCTGAGCCGAAGTAAAAGGTGCAAGAGCTCTTAAATCTAAGCCCACCTCTATCCCTATTATACTTAAATGCACTCCAGTAGCGTCAAACCGAGGATCTACTTGATGTATTTTAGTTCCTAATATAGGTCCACAAACATAGGATCCATTTGGGTAAATATAACCATACTGAAAATATATTAAACTACCCACTTGTAATACATCCAAATCTACGGCTAAAGAATCTCCAGTATCAAACTGAAACCTTACTTGATTACCTAAATCCTCTTCGGTACTCCTTTCCTGGAATACCATCTTAAAATCAGTAATATAAGCTCCAAGATATATCCCTGTAGAGGGGTTCATTATAGGATTAAAAGCAAAATCAAATAAAGATACGAATGGAGTTCCCGTACCTTTCATTAGTATGGGAGACTCTGTAGTATCAGATACTTTAGGATTATATGACATAATTAGTAGGTATTAAAAGTATCATACCAGGTTCTAACTCTTTAAAGGGATTCAGAATATTATTAGCTTCAGCTATGATATACCATAATCCAGAATCTCCATATCTAAAAGCAGCTATACCCTGTAAGGTTTCTCCTTCCCTTAGAGTATGTAATTCACAACTGCTCTTATCAATGTAAGGGGGATTATAAGTCCGTATAAGTATACCCTCATCATCTATAAGGCTAGAATTATCAAAAGGACTTCTAGTGAAGTTATTTATATCGAGTTTCATAGGCTAACTAAGTTGTATAGGTGTATTAGATACTAAGGGTATAATAGCTGGATAATTATTCTCCATCTGATCTACCCGTTTTACGGATTCCTGATAATTATTGGTTTTTACTCCAGAAGTATGTTGAACCTTCTCATTAGGTATAATATCTTCCCAAGTAGGATTAGTATCCATTACTCGTTTGAATACCAAAGATTGTCGAGCGATTACTGGATAATATTTAACCTGAGAACCTAACTCATCCCTATTGGAAGGATATTTACCCGGATCTTCATATTGGAATACTCCAAAATGAGTTAACTCATATGATGCCGAATATAAGATAAAGTACTGACCATCAAAAGGACCATCTCCATCTCCTAATACGATTTGTAATAAAGGAGGGCTGTTAAGATACCCATTAGCCTTACTCCAAGACTCTAATATCCTACACTTATTCAATACATCATCGGCATACTGTTTATTATCCTGATACCAAGAGATATTTATTTCGATGGTATCCTCAGCTCCAGTATAGTGATACATAGGAAGATTCCTTCCCATAGATCTGATAGTAGCCCAATTAGTTTGAGGATTTACTTTGATATTACTTGGCCTAGTTTGGAACTCCACATATTTATAGGGCTCCTCCATGGTATTAAGGATATAAGCCTTTACAAAGGGTTTCTTTCTCTTAGGCGTAATGTCTAGAGGTTTAGTACCATCTGAGGATTCTTCGGTAATCTTAAGTTTGGGTATACTTAAAGGAGTATATATACTTTCTACTAAAAAGCTATCTCGGGCTTTTTGCTGGGTTTCTCTTATAACCTGGTTACCCACGGTAGACATCGTCATGATACCAGATTTATAAGTTCTCCCTGCACTACTTACCAGAGGTGTTTGAGTATGAGGTATAAGGTTCGGTTCTATTATATCATTAATGGTAGGTGTTGCCTTTGGTTTAAGGGCATTCCTTACCAACCGGTCTCGGATAATTTTATTTCTCCACTTAGTACTAGGCATTACTCCTCCCATAAGGGCTAGACTAGCCGTAGTACTTAAGGCAGAACCAATAATACTACTAGTAACGGTAGTATTATTTACTAAGTTAGTTACAAGAGTTGCCATAATAATGTTCTTTAAATTAATCTAATAAACCTCCTATACCATCATCATACTCTACATTAGATATACCAGGAGGTATAGGACCATATTTCCTACCGTTAATGAGAAGGTTTACCTCATAATTAGGATTGAGAGCATTTGCCATAGCTTTACCATAACCGTATATACGACCATTAATAGCAGTTCTATAAGGATCATTATTAGCATAAAAGCTAGCCATATTAGAGTAACCATTCTTGATGTAATAATCATCAGCGGTGTTTTTAGCAGTTTCATTTGAGGAATCCACAAGTGAATTTATACCAGATAATATCAAGGGTAAGAAAGTAGTAATGGCTAATGTCCAAGGTCCACCAAGGAATCCCAATAACCTTGAGCCTATAGTAGCAAGAGGTACACTTGCTACTACTCCAGTAGCAGCTCCAGCTGCAGCAGTTCCAGTAGCTCTAGCCGCATTACTTGCCGCAGTACCAGCAACTCCTGCCATCATGGTACCAGCTAATACATCTCCCATCTTGGTATTCCAATTTCCTCGGATTACTCCCTTAGAATCTCTGAGTGTTACTCTACCATTTCTACCTAATACTGGAGTTAATCCATTCATTCTCATTTGTAGGTAAACCATTTGTCCCATCATTCTAAGGATGGTAACTAAATGACCTTCTAGAACCTGGTAAGAAGATATGGTAGATCTTACTGCATTATTAGTAGCTACATTCTGGTTAGTTACCATTTGTGATAATCCCCTGATAGCTATTAAGGTAGTTCTTACTACCTGAAATGCTCCTCTTATGAGATTCACTGCAGCTAATAAAGCAAACCATTGTACCACATAAGTAGTTATGGGATTCTTTCCTCCTTGGAATAAATTAACTAATCCCTGAAGAACATTAGATACCATTCTTATCATGGGTACCCAGGGAGCAAAGGCCTGACCCACTACTACTATTAAGTTCTCCCAAGTAGAAGATAACTCGTCCAAGGCTCCAGCAGAAGTATTAAGATATTCCAAAGTTTTTTGATGAACTACTCCCTGATTTTGATCATACCTTTCCATAATCCTATCAAAGGTTTTACCTCCCTGGGAAATAGTTCGGAACATATCTGTATACATAGCTACGGTAGCACGAGTTGCTCGAACCTGCATTACATCAGCCAAGAAAGCAATCTGTTGATCACCGGTCATCTTTTTCATTACACTTGCCAATACATTCATTGTATTCTTAAGGCTCTTTAATCGGCCTTCAGAATTAAGAAGCATGTCAGGTGTAATACCCCAGCTTTGTAATGCCTTGTATCCTTTATCTCTATACCCAGATACTGACTGCATCAAGTAGTTAAACATATTTCCTAATGCCACACCGGCACGGGTACCCTGTATACCTTGGTTACCCATGACACCAATAGCAGCAGCAGTTTCTCTAAGAGATATACCAGCTACATTAGCATAAGATCCTGCATAAGTTATGGATTGAGCTAAGTCATCCAAACTCATATTGGCATTAGTTACAGCAGTATAAAGGTCATCGGTTACTGAAGCAGCTTTTGATGATTCTATACCATAAGTTGCCATGATATTAGTCATCATATCTGCTACTCCACCCTTACCTCCAATCTGAGTTCCCAGGATAGATCCCAACTCAGCAGCAGGTTGCAACATATCCTGTACTTGCTTGGCATTATTACCAGCCATTGCTAAATATCTCTCAGCAGAAGCTGCCTCCATTGCTGAGATAGGAGTTAATCGGTTGACATCAAATGCCTTTTGAAGAAGCTGAGTTTGTTCCTCTGCAGATGCTCCAGCAACTTGACCAGCCCTCCATACTTCACCAGTTACCCTAGCAGAGTATTCGAAAGCTTGACCAAGTCCTCTAAGGATGCTTGCAGAAACTCCCATCATCACTCCAGATCCCTCATTTACAGCCCTCTGATAAACATTTGCTTCGTTCATCAGATTCCTAAAACTCTGGGATACCTTACCAGCTTCTGTAGAGAATCTATCTTGTAGTGTTATGGCAACTCCTACATCCACAACACTAGAACCCATTCCTAATGCCATTGTTCACTTGCTTTAAAGTTTCGTAATCTTTTTTACGAGCTTTCGCTATTTCCTTGGCCACATACACAAAATTCTTACGTACCCTTATAGGAATACGTAAGAATGTGAAATAATCAAAGTGTATATTAGCTTGACTACAAATTATATATTGTCCTTCTAAGCTCAGCTCATCAGTCCGAAAAAATCCGGATTCCCCAATACTGAATAAGTTTCCTTATCCGTAGGATCCTGAGGATTTTCGAGAACTATAGTCCCAGGGAATACAGGATCCATCTCCATAATATGAGATCGTATTTCTCGCATTTCCTTTACAGAGAACATCTTAAAATTAGTCACACCTTCGAATGTACCATTTACCTGTAACTTAAGATTACGAGCAATCAACTCGGTATTCCTTGTTCTCTTGGCTTCAGGAAGACCTAACAAATATTGTTCCGATTTACTAGTCATTAGGTTAAATGAAAGTACCTTACCAGTTGATAGAGTGAACTCTATATCGGTGAGTTTACTATGATCCCCGTTAGGTATACCCGGATAATAGGGAAGAGCATAAGGCTTAGCTTCCAATTCCTCATCTGAGGGTAAATGGGAATAATCGTCAAATACTAATTCCCTTATATCCTGTTCGAAAGTGAAAGTACTACCATCCTTAAAGGTATAATCAAATTCTATTTTACCTTCGAGAGAGAAGATGTTATTCTGCAATATAATGCAATATTTGTCAAGCAGGGGCAAATTTCTTGCATCTTCTAGAGTAAGTTTTCCACTTTTAGTATAATTAGTATCTACTACTAATGATGCAACAAACTTGATAAGATTAGTTAAATCCTTTGCATCCCTGGGATTGGTAAGGATATCCTCATCCTCTCCATTCTGTTCTCTGATAGTGTACTTAAATCCGGATGGAGCAATGAACTCCATAGTTCTAAAATTAAATTCCTTTTCCATTGTTTTGTTGATTTAGATTGTTAGAAAATGAAGGTTTGCTAGACATAAGAAAAGGGTGAGCTCTCAGTGATTACTGGAACCCACCCCATCCAACCTAAATCTAACAAACCGACTATGAAAAAACTTAGTATCTATCTGCTGTACCTATAGAAAATTCAATCGATTCTATAGTATTCTCGGATGCTTGACGATCCCATTCTAGACCAGTGATCTTACAGGGCCATACCTCCTCATAATGATGTACATTAAGAACCGATACACCATCTTCGGCAAGATCCGAAACTTCTACAGTTTCCCAATAATCCGAAGGAACTAATCCTCCACCAAGGATCATATCCTGACAGGCAAAAAGCCAATCCCAAATCCAAGTATCTGATCCTGAGGTAGTCATTAACTTTTCTACAGTCATATTACCAACACTTACACGACCAGCAGTCTTTACGTCTCGGTTAATATCACCATGAGTTACTTGATCTATCTCAATATCCGGAGCAGTTACCTTTTGACAAAGGTAAGCATTTATGGGATGATTGGGGAAACTTATACTGAATAGGAATTTCTTCCTGGGGTTTTTAACTTTTGCTCCCATAGTTATATAATTTATTCATTATCTGAGTTAATGTCAACTGACTGAGAAGCAGCATCAATGGTAATATTAATGGTAATCTCCTGCATCGGAACTACATCCTTATACCTAAGGACTACCTTATATTTACCTTGTCTTACATCTGCTTCATTATTAACGGTAAGGTCGTTATAAGAAGTAGCATTTTGATCACCCATCCAGGTGTATTCGGTCATAGCCTGTTGATCAACCAAATTATCCAAGATAGGTTTAACTCTCAACCATATATTTTTCCAAGTTCCCCAAGTGTTAGGCTCTTCAAGGTAATTCTCCAGAATAGGACGTAAAGTCTTCTTGAGATAAAGATTAAGCCTTACAATTGAAAGGAATCTTTCTGAATCCTGTTTTATCTGAGAAGTGAAAAGATGCCAAAGCATAGTTTGCTTTCCAGAAGAAGGAGTATCTTTGAGTACAATCATGTTCACATAATTCTGAGCAAGCTCATTGAGAGCATCATACTGAGAAGGTGAACCATAATTGGGACATACCGGACCATAACCATCCCATATTACTCCTCGGTTCATTCCCGCAAAGGATTTCCAAGGACCATAATTAGAAGCCGAAGCATCTCCAAGACCCATTATAGTACCCAATACATCACATCCCTGAAGTCTTCCTGAATCGCTGTAATATTTAATACCGCCTCCGAAGAAAGCAATGTATTTAGAATTACCTACAGCACCAAGAGTGGGAGTTACCCATTCATTTATCTTTTCATAATTCTCTAATGATTTAGGGATTTCGATATAATAAGTATATTCCTGAAGAGGTACCAATACATCGGCTATAGCAGCATGAATTTGTCTAATTACGGTATCATCTCTAACCCCAGATTTATCCAACATGAATTCATTGAGGAATGAGCAACCTACCTGATATACATCGGTATAATCCAATAGGGTCTTAATGGCATCAGTCCAGTACTTAACCAAAGTAGCATTATCATCTACACCACCACTGCCAGAAACTGCTGGAGTTACTTCATACTGAGGTATAAAATAGTTATTAGTAGTACCCTTGCTACCCAAAACTATTGGAAGTGATTCATTAGTAGACTGATCCAATACTTTTAGTTCATTAAGTATCTGTTCGAATACCACCTCATCCTCCGGTTTAAGGTATACTGAGTTATCCAAAGCATCACTTAATGACTGGTAATCTACCTGTGCAGGTAGATTCCTAGATGGTCTTCCCATCTGATCAGACCCCTGTACGGCATTCTTGATATTTATAAGGGTGTTAGACTCTACCAACTCCTCATTATTGAGGTCATATATTTCGTAACTAAGAGTACTTACGCCATTACCATTAACTTCATTCTTAAGAGAAATACGGAATTTATCACTTTCCTGGCCAATATATTTGATAACTACATTGAGGTCTTTACCATTAACTGTAAGGATTTTCATAGAAGGTTCAGATTCTCCTTTACTGTCGAGGTTATCCAGATCCCCATAAAAACCATACTCACCATCAATGGATACCTGACCAAGCACTTTGATAATTCTTAACTTAGAACCAAGTTCCAATGCTTTCTTCACATTTGATACTGTACCGTCTGGGCATATCTCTTCTCCAAATTCCCTTTGGAACTGGGCATAAGAGGTAATCACCTTTGAGGGATCATTAAATGGTCCCTTAGTAGTTCTGGTCAGTATACAAGATACTCCCATTAAGGGAGTAGTTTCCAGAACGTTATTATTCTGGAAATTAAACTTTACATAAGGTGAAACTGACATATTGTTGTGTTTTAAAAGGTTATACCTAATTTATATTAACAAGTTTATGTATCGCAATATTACTCTGTGATGTGCAGAGATAACATGTCGTTTTCTTCTTTTTCATAGGTGCCTATTAGAGTAAGGATATCATTAATGGGAGAAATGGTTATTTCCTCATCCTTATATTCGTCTAGAACTCCATCTACACAAGTATAATTGTACACCTTTTCCAATAACCCATGTTCCTTATCATCGTAATTATACCAATTAGCGATTTCAATATAAAGGTTACCAGAAGGTAATACCTTTTGATTTATCCACTCATAATAATTATTCAGGTAAGGCCTAATATATCCTCTAGCAGGTAAAGCCCGATACATGATATTATGGAGTATTCTTAATTCGGGCATATTCTTAGCAACCAAATGAACATCCATAGAAATATCCTTAGTTTCAAAAGGATACTCCATAATATTGAACTGGTTATCCTGATTAGCTTCTAGACCGAATTTCTCCATGCCAATAGTTCCAGGATAATAGGCATTTAGGTTTATGGTTATCCTGGGAGCTATCTTTGCACCCTTAGCATGATTATTCCCTACTCCGAATATATTAACGAAAAGAGGTATCTTGGATACATCCTCATGGTACTTCTTTTCATTTTCAGGTGAAGCAGGGAGATAATCGTCTGGATTAATGGTGTAACCCATTTTAATCGCTGTACTGAGAAGGCTTACATAAAAAGTCCTCTCAACAATTTCTTCTGATTGTACCATAGTAATATAATATTAGAAGGGTAAATCATCAGGTCCATCCGAGGGAGGAGTGTATCCTTTAGGTTTAGGTGTTGCAGGAATATCATCCCAGAAGTTACCCCAATTTCCCTTATATCTACTTCTACCTGAGGATCCTCGAGATCCATAATAACCTCGAACAGTAATTTTCTCAAGAGCAATTATAGATTCTCTTATCTTCTTCCTAATACCTTGAGTTATATCTTTCTTTAATCGGGCATTACCACCAATCTCATTAAAAGCTGGTCTCCATAATGGACGAGCTGGGATTTTAGGTCCTCCATACTCAAGGATTTGGGCAATTTGTTTCATAGTAATCCTAGAACTACCTTTTGCACTTGAAGGTCTCTTTAATCCTCTTGGTAATCCCACTGCAATAGTTAATCCAGGACCCTGATCAATAATCTTAATGGATCTCATATAAAATCCTGTAAGATTGAGAAGTTTATGAGGACCTAAACTCTTTACTGTAGATGCTGCATGAGGTGGCCAAGAAACTCCCTTGGGTGGGGTACCTGTTCTTAAGCATCTCCTTACTAGTTGGTGTAATTTTTTTGCAAACTTAAGAGCTCCTTCATGAGATCCCATATAAACCTCTCCAGGAAATTCATCTAAGAACTTCTGAACTCTTTTAGCTTTTTCTCCATCTACTTTTATGTAGAAATTCATAGACCCGGACATTAGATTGCCCGGGTCCGATCTTATATTTATATTAGGTACTCTTGCCATATCAATATTCTAATACATATTTACTACTCATAGCGAAGTTAAGGTTATTAACTATAAACCAAAGATCTACAATAGCTCGATAGTCATTATCAGAACTAATAGCTGTAGCTACGATATTATTGTTATTCTGAGGTTTTATAGTATATACTTGAGATTCGGTATCCTGAATAGCGATAGCTAATTTTAAATGAACATTATCTCCTACTATAAATCCCTGTAATACCTGAATTACATCTAATCCGGCAGAAGTATTATTGGCAATGAAGGTAGATAGATGAGTCTTGACATAATTAGCTGCAGAAGATATCTTAGCCAGATTTGTTAAATTGGGTTCATCCATACCAATAGTAGTACCAAATTGGCTATTAACTACCCAATTCAAGTACTGCTTATCCATGGAAGTCATAATACCATTACTTTCCGTAGATACTGTAGGAAATGCAAAGTATATACCATTCTCGTCTACATAGCATTGAGCATCTTTTACTCGTATACAGTTACTAATGGGTACAGTATTAGTTATTATACCTCCATTATAGAAATACAAAGCAGGAGTACCACTCAATCCTACAGTACCTTCATCACCAGTTATAACCTGGGCAGTAGTTCCAGAAGTATACCTGGCCATACCCAATTTCATATTACTGATTTTTTTATCCTGATTATCAGTAATAGCCGTCAGGGCATCAGTAGTAGATTTAAGAGCAAAATTATCTACATTTATGGTTTGAACGGATCCATCGGTTGCAAAGAATTTACTAGAGCTTCCCCCTGTAGACAAACTAATGCCCACACCAGTTCCCTTAAGGATTATACCGGTATTAGCATCGATATGAACATTCTTATTATTAAGGTTATTACCTACCTCTAAGACTCCATAGTTAGATGTACAAGACATTATTGCCTTGCAAGTAGTATTTATACTATCGTATACACTAATCTCAAGGTTATTTATCTTAGCTCTCTTAACATCTCCCGAATTACTACGGATTAAATCACCAGAAAGAGTTCCTCCAGTTAAAGGTAAGAAACTTCCCTTAACGAATCCCTGAGAATTAACCCAGCTCTGGGTAGCATACCCCGTAAGTGAAGGTATAGTGGGTTTATCAGTAAGATCTTCGTAAGATCCAGAAGTGGCTACCGGAGCAAATACGGGTTTACCTGCTATAGAACTCCAAGCCCAAGTAGTGGGGAAATCCGTAATCTGATTTTTAGTATGAGTATGAGAACTTGCAGCAGCACCAATACCTGAAGCAGTAATATTAAGGGATTTAGCTGTAGACCCATTAAAGGTAAACATGTTAGTACCCTCAGTAGCTCCTCCATTAAGTTTAATTACCAAGTTCTGTTTTCCGGTAACTTCGCTAATAGAAGGCCATCTAGTTACATAACCACTAGGAGCAGCTTTTAATAGAGCATCCCAACCAGAATTGAGATCATTGATAGAAGCGATGTTCGTGGCAAATACCGAAGGCTTACCCGTAATATTCCCCCAAGATACAGAACCAGATCCTGGATCGATAATACAATTAAGGGTACCATCCGAGGTTATTTCAAGACCATCGCCAACCTTAATACCTCCGAGAGTACTAGTGGTAGCTTTAGGTATGGTTACTTGAGATAATATCTCTTGTATGGATATAGTTCCACCATTAGCATGCAACAAGTCATTAGGAGTTTTACCCACCATATATACACCATTATACCGATATTGAGTTTCCTTTACACCCTCAACGGTACCCTTTCTAAAGGCTGTTATAGATCCGCTTTTAGGATCTATTATCATTTGAGAAAAATTAGTCTCAGCCCATATTCTTGCTCCACTACTGGATGATTGACCAGGGAATCTTCTTCCTATACCTATATAAAATTTATCATCCTCGTTAGTAGTAGCTTGACCTGAAATATAGATATAAGGAGTAGCAGCCGACCCAGTGCCCTTAGGAGTTATCTGTATATAATCAGAAGAGTATGGACTATTTGCCATTTTACCCCCGGCTAAAGGTAAATAATCATCTAATTCACTTTTCTTGGCATACGTAGCTTCAGCATTGGTATGTTCTAGTGCAAGGTTGTCATTGGTAGCCTTAATTTCCTCATCCAATTGGAGAACTGCCTCGGTAAGGTTAGTTTCCTTAGAGATGTAATTAGCTCCAGTATAGGTATTGGTACCTATAGCACCTTGCAATACAGAAGTATCAGGAATATTTAACTTAGATTTAAGTTCATCAATAGAGATAGTACCACCTGCTGCATGAAGGAGATCAGAAGTAGTTTTTCCACCTATAGTTACTCCACTCCTGTTAAAGGTTGCCCTTCCTGGCATACTATATGTGTTGTAGAAGCTAAGACCCTCTTTGCCAAGAAATGTAAACTCTGTATAGCCAGGGCCATCAGTAATATAGTATCCAATTCTTATACCAGTCTCTCGAATCCAAGTGCTATTTACACTTGCTCGCCCAGCAGCTCTTATTTCTACCCGAGGAGCATTGGAGGTTGTTACATCCAATTGGATATAAGGAGAATCAAATACATCATCTGGTGTAGTAGTTAACACTCCTCCCGTTAAAGGGAGATAACCCCTTAAATCATCTTTAGTAGCATAATTGCTAAGGTCTACCTCGCTGCCTCCGTAAGCAGAACCATTATAAAATATCTTATGGGTATCGGTTGCCAAATAAATACCATCTAGGTGTTCTTGAACACTGGCTTCTGTACCCACATAAAATTTCATGAAAGCCATAAGCAAAAACTTTAAAAAGGGATAAGAGAACTTAACCCCTTATCCCTGTATTATTAATTTATACGTTCTGAATTGTAAGAGCAGCCTCGAGTGCAGCAATACGAGCAATCAAAGCCTCTACCTTAGTTTCTACCTCAGACTTAGTAGCATAAGTAGTAGTAATTACATTGCCACTTGCATCCTGAGTTGCCTTGGTAGCAGTTGCAGCATTACCACTAAGAGCACCCTTGAAGGTAGTAGTAGAGAGAACCTTAGTAGAAGGATTATAGGTAAGTCCCCCTGCCTTGTTAACCCCAGCAGTCTCGGCATTAGTATTATTCGAATTACCAAGCAATACATTAAATGAACCATCAGTAGAAATAGCGGCAGCTTGAGTAACCTTAGTATCCGTCCAAGGTACAGTTACAAATGCCTTATTTGAACTGAGTTCTACAGGATAATTTTTACCGTTCTCAGTATAACCTATCATTATACCACCAAGAGCCGAAGAAGTAGCAACCGGGAGAACATACTTATTAGCACCTTCTGCAATACCATTCAACTTCTTCTTATCTGCAGCAGACATTACACCGGCAAGAGTAGTAGTAGCAGCAGGAAGAGTAATAGGAGTATCTGTAGGCTCTCCAGAAGCGGTATTTATTACCTGGTTCTTAATTACTACTGTAGTACCTGAAGGAGTTACTGTACCATCCAAGAAACTAAACTTACCCGTCTTAGAAATCTGAGTATAAAGAGTGTCCAAACGACTCTTATCGGTAGATGACATAAGACCAGCAACCGAAGTAGTAGCAGCCGTAAATGTAATATTAGCTGCAGCCGGGGACTTATAATTCAAACCAGACTTAGTAGCTACATTTACATTAATGACTATAGATGTACCATTTACTGAACCTTTAGTAATATTGGATACTAGAGTTCCCGGGAGAGAGCTAATGGCATCCCTATTAGCTTTACCCTTACCACCATCATAAGCAGTACCAGTTACTTCACCAATTGAGATTGTAGAAGATACCTCTGCAAGCTGGGAACCATCCCAACGATAAAGAATATTAACTCGTCCAGAATCACCTGAAGGAGGATTTTTACGGAAGTTATACAGAGTATCCTGCTTGGGTTCTACTACTTCCCATTCAGAACCATTATACTCCCGGAACTTCTTATCATTTGAAGTATAAATGAACATACCTTCCTCAGGAGATCCAGGAAGAGTAGAAGTAGTATAAGTACCATCTACACCTTGTACGGGGGATTGCTGGCCATCCAAATAAGCTGCATCAATCTTACCATCCGCATTCAAAGGTACAACACCATTAGCAGCACCCTTTTCCGTAGCAGGGATCTGTTTAACATTATCTACATTACCAAGACCTACATCACCTTTTGCAAGAACAGGATTAGTAGAGATCTTCTTACCATTTACAGTATAATTATCAATGGTATTCTTAGTAGAAGTTACCAAAGCATTTACTGCAGTAGATACTGGCTTATCAGCATCCGAAGTATTATCTACATTACCAAGACCTACCATTGCCTTAGTCAACTGGATAGTATCGGAACCACCATTGACATAGGCAATAGTCATCAAACCAGTAGCATTAATATCTACCGATTTAACAGCCTTAGTAGTAGTAGGCCATCCATAGGAAATTCCCTGAAACATAAGTTCGTGGGTATCACTTGCAAAGTAGACGGAATTAGGATAAGTTTCCTGTGAATACTTTGCTTTAGCTCCTTTTACGAAATTAATAAATGCCATAGTTTTTAAATCTTTAAGTTTATACTAGTTGTAAAGTTAATGAAGAAGTTACATCTGTTTTGAATTGATTATAATCCGATTTGAGATCCTCATGATCGGATTTGAGAGTGTTATAATCCTCAATATGTTGAGAATACTCGGTGTCTTTCCAACCCTCAAATTTACTATCAAGGCTATCTATCTGATTCTGGAGATTAGTATCAGCAGCTTCCCTATCGGCAATTTCTTGATCCAACTTTTCATTAGTTGCTTGATCGGCGGCAAGAAGCTTAGCTACCTCCTCATCGATCCTCTTATTAATATCATCCCTAATAGCCTGATCCGCGTCTTCCCTGTCTTGGATCTCCTTTTCAAGATTATCCTCTACTTGGTTTACCTGATCGGTGAGTTCTTGATACTGTTCAACTACAGTATCCATATTAGTTTTAAACTCATCTACTCTTTCCTGAAGAGCCTGAATAAGTTCGAGGTTATGCTGGATATTAGCTACATTCTGATTAATCCTTGCATCCTGAGCATCGATCCTATTAGATAAGGCAGTATCTGCTGCAACTAATTCGGATTTGGCAGTATTCAGAGCATTGGTAAGAGTTTCATTTATCTTATCAATATTACTTTGCAATGTAGTAATTGCCTGTGCTCTAGCCGTAGCCTCTTCCTGGATATCAGATTGAAGTTCGGTGTCCTTTGCAGAACGAGCTGATGTTTCAGCATCTATCTTTGCCTGGAGTTCATCCTTAACCTTTTTATCTTCAGAAGCCCTTAATTCGATCTCATCATTCAACTGTTCGGTAATGGCTGAGATCTTTTGGGTAATAGTAGCAGCAAAATTAGGGTCATCACCTAATGCCTTAGCAATCTCTTCCAGAGTATCTAATACCTCAGGAGCAGAACCAATAATCTTTTCTATTGCCTGATTTACTTGAGCTTCTGTTTGATAACCCAAATCATTTTCCAATTCTGATACCTTAGTTATTACCTTAGCACCTTCTTGGATAGAATTCAGTTTAGCAAGAAGTTCATCTGTAAAATCATTCTCAGAAAGACCCTTACCATCTACCTTATCTACTTTATCATCAAGTTTAACCTGAATCTTTTCTACTTCAGACTGGATATCCTCAGTTACCTTAGTAACCTCATCAGCTATCTTATCATTCAAATCATCAATACGATGACCAAGAGCAGTATCATCACTAGCCCTTTGCTGCTGTTCTGATGCAATAGAATGAGTAAGATTAGTATCGGCTAATTCTCTTGCAGATGTCTCAGCAGTTATCTGTGCTTGTAAAGAATCCAAAGAATCATTGAATTCATCCTTAGCATCTTGAATCTGTTCTGCAAAAGAATCCTTTAGAGTTTCATCAGCTGACTGTCTATCGGAAGCTTCCTTTGCAACAGCATCCTTAATCTCCTGCTTTACCTTACCGATCTCTTGATCTGTGTAAGCTTGGTTATCTCCGATACCCCCCTTAACTTCCTCAATATCAGCATTATGCTTAGCAGTAAGATCATCAATGTTTTTCTGAAGTTTAGTTTCTTCAGCAACTGCCCTATCCTTCTCAGTAGTAATAGAAGCTTGAAGATCTGATTTGACTGTAGCTATCTGTTGAACCAGTTCTGTTTTTTGTTCTGCAACCGTAGTAGTAAGGTCATTTACTTTATCATCTACAGCTTTAATAGATCCCGTTAATTCGGTCCTAAGTGAAGCTAATTGGGTATAAAGTTCCTGTACCTTATTTACTGTATCCAAATTAAGATTGGATATTTTGGTATCTAACTCATTCTCCTTAGTCTTTGCCCTAGTAATTTCCTCATTCAAGGCAGTCTGCAAGGCAGTTACTTGGTTGATGATATTAGTAGCAAAATTAGGATCATTGTTGAGAGCATCGGCAAGTTCTTTAAGGGTATCAAGAGCTTCCCCGGAACCATCAATAAGATCATTAATAGCCTGATCTACTTCTTCCTTAGTCTGAAAATGAAGATCATTTTCCAGTTGTGATACCTTGGTAACTGCATTAGTTACCAAATTCTCCAACTTGGCTTTTAACTCATCGGTAAAATCATTCTGAGAAAGACCATAGCCTTCCTTTTGATCAACCTTATTGGAGATAGAAAGGATCAATTTCCAGAACTCTTTCAAGGTACCTACGAATCCCTCAGTAACAGCATCATCGTAGTAACCTTGTAAAAGTCTCTGATCGACCTCTTCTCCGGTTTTATAATATTTACTTACGTACATAGGTATAGAATTTAAGTTCCAAAACAGAAAATTTCACTATTTCCACTCCTGAAATACTCCATATCTTGAGTAGCAAAAGCATTGGGTATATCATCAGGATTCTCCGGGTCTATATCACCAGCATCCTCTACATTACCCATTACTACGGCATAAGTAGGCAACTTATCTATTCGGATCTTTAAGATTTGACCTATTCCCGTGATCCCAGGAACTAAGTTGTCATATAGTACACCGAAATAATCGTGGTATTTAGAAGTAAACTTCTGGCCAGATAAACTGTGATGTATAGCCATATAATGACTATCATCATCATCCATTTCAAGATGTAAACCCAAAACTCCGGAGTTCAACTTAATCAAGTTGCTATCATACCAAATCTCCCCATCAAGGATTATTTCGGTAAATCTCAACTGTAGAGTTGTGTAATTCGCCATAGTTTTAAGTTTAAATAAAGTTTAAGC